GAGCGCCGGCACCGCGGCCGGCGGCCCGGGCATCACCGCCGACACCGGCCTGCACGGCTACGACCTCCAGGACGACGACGAGGAACCCGACGACGACGAACTCGCCAAGCGGGAACTGTCGGCGTTCCGGTCCTTCCGCAAGGCCCGCCGCCGGTCCGGCACCTGGCGCGACTTCGAGTTCCACCACGTCGACGCCCGCACAGCCCGCCGCCTCAACCAGCACGGGCGCGCGGCCGTCCGCAAGGACGCCGGCGAGATAGCGTGCGCCGGCCTCGCCGTCCGCGCCGCCGACACCGGCCGCGTCCTGATGCTCCAGCGCGCCCTGGACCCCGACGACCCGGCCGGCGGCACCTGGGAGTTCCCCGGCGGGCACCTGGAGGGCGACGAGAAGCCCATCACGGGCGCCATCCGCGAATGGTGCGAAGAGACGCACATGATCCTGCCGTTCGACCCCGACGGCATGGCCAAGCTGGCGTTCGCTGACCCCGCCTGGGTGTCCGGCTGCTACGCCGGCTACGTCTACACCGTCCCCTGCGAGCAGGTTCTCGACCTGGCCCACCGCGACCAGGTCACCAACCCCGACGACCCCGACGGCGACCATGTGGAGGCCGTCGCCTGGTGGGACCCCGCGCAACTGCGGGACAACCCCGCCGTCAGGCCGGAACTCCTCGACTCCCTCGACACGGTCCTCGCCGCCCTCAACGCCGGGGACGCCGTCTGCCCGTGCGGCCGGCCCGTCACCTACGACGAACTCGACGGCTGGCAGCACACCGACGGCAGCATCGGCCACGACGACGGCGAGTCCGTGTCCGACAAGATGGGCCAGCTCATCAAGGCGGTGGGCGGCCCAAAAGGATCGGGCGCTGACGAAGGCGCCGGCCGGTGGCTCGGCTGGCGGATGGACCTCAAGGCCGTCCGCTACTGGGCTCCCCGGATCGCCGCCGCCTTCCGCGGCGCCGTCAACCCCCGCCGGCTCGCCGAAGCCTGGCTCGCGCTGAACCCGCGATCATCGGCCCGCCGCAAGACGGACCGGATCCGCGACCTCAACGAGCAGGCGGAACGATGGCTCGACAAGAACGCCCCCGACCTCGCCGCCGCGATCGAGGACACCCTCGGCGGCATCTACACCGACGGCTACCTCATCGGCCTCATCGCCGCCGAGGACGCCGCCGGCGTGCAGGCAGGCATCACCGCCGGCATCAACTGGGACACCTGGAAGCCCGGCGACCCCACGGCCGCCGACCTCCTCCGCGGCCCCACCGGCGACGGCGCCGGCCTCGAGTCCCTGCTGACCGACGCCGGCGTCACGATCCGCTCCATCGCCGCAACCCGGGTCAAGACCCTCGGCCGAGTCCTGGCCGAAGGCGCCGAGCGCGGCGACAGCCCCACCACCATCGCCAAGGCGATCGAGGGGCTTCTCACTGACGCGACCCGCGCCGAGATGATCGCCACGACGGAGCTATGCCGGGCCGTGTCCCAGGCCAGCATCCGCGCCTACCTGGCGAACGGCATCGAGCGCGTCACGTGGGCATCCGCCGGCGACGGCCGGGTCTGCCCCATCTGCCAGACCAACGCCGAGGCCGGCCCGCGCCGCCCGGGAGCCCAGTTCCCGTCCGGCCAGACGTCCCCGCCCGGCCACCCCTGGTGCCGCTGCGCCCTCGTACCCGTAACAGGAGGAGCTTGATGCCTACCGAGCAGCGCTACGTGCTCGGCGTCGCCTACCAGGCCGGGCGTGACCCCATGATCAAGCGCGGGGCGGACGGCGGCCGCGACTACTTCTCCCCGGAGGAGCTGGAGAAGGCCGCATGGCGGTTCCTCCAGAACGGACCCGAGACCGGCCTGTTCCACGCCGACGGCACCGAGGGCGCGGCCACGGTCGTCGAGTCGTACATCTACCGCGGCCCCGACTGGGACATCGGTAACGGCGTCGTCGTCAAGGCCGGTGACTGGCTCGTCGGCGCCATCCTCGACGAGCACGCCTGGCAGCTCTACAAGTCCGGGCGCGTCACCGGCTGGTCACCGCAGGGCACGGCGCGCCGTATCACCCCACGGAGTAGCTGATGGCCCACACCCCCGACGACGACTTCACCGAACTCATCGACGCCAACATCGACCGCGTCGACCTGGTCGACAAGGCCGCGAACGGGCTGCCGTTCCTCATGGCCAAGTCCGCCGCCGACGGCGGCCCGGCCGGCCTCATGCCCCCGGACCTCGTCCGCGACCTCATCGGCAAGACCGCCGACCCCGACCAGGAGCCGGCGGAGACGGTGACGATGACCGGCACGCCCGGCGCCCTCGCCCAGCTCATCCACAAGGCCGGCGGCCGCCTGGCCCCCGACGCCCCCGTCACGAAGGACGCCGACATGGCCGCCCCCGAAACCGACCTCGACCCCACGCGCGTCCTCGCCGAACCCGACCAGGACGCGCCCGGCGACGTCAACACCCCCGGCTCGCCCGCGTGGGAGGCCGTCGACGCCGCGACCGCCCGCAAGTGGACCAGCATCCTGTCCCGGGCCAAGAGCGCGCTCGGCGTCATGGCCGACCGGGAGATGCTGGAGGCCGCATCGGCTGACCCGGACGACTACGACTCCGCGCTCGACCTGAACGACGCGGCCTGCGCCATCGACTACGCGATCAGCGTGCTCGCCCCGTTCGCGGTCGACGAGCAGGCCGAAGTCGACTGCGGAACCGCCGAGCTGGAGGCGATCGGCAAGGCCCTCGCCGACGTCGACCCGACGTCGCTCGACGTCATCGAATCCCTGACCCAGGTAGCGAAGGCCGGCAGGGCCCTGTCCGCGGCGAACGAGCAGGCGATCCGCTCGGCGGTCGAGTCGCTGCAGAAGGTGCTCGCGTCCCTGCCGGCCGCCCCCGAGACCCAGGAGAGCGGCCGCCCGGTCGCCAAGAAGGAGACCGACATGCCGGAGACCGGCAACGCCCCCGAGACCGTCGAGACCCCGGCCGCGGCCGCCGACCCGGTCGGCAAGGCCGACGGCGACGCCGACGGCAAGGCGCCGATGGTCGCCGTCTACGACGCCAAGGGGAAGCTCGTCGGGATCGTCGACCCCACCGAGATCACCCCGATCTCCGGTGCCGACGCGGCCGACGACAAGCCCGAGCCCGAAGCCCCGGCCGAGGCGCCGGCCAGCGGCGACCTCGAGCCGGCCCCGGCCGCCGAGGCCGGCGTCCCCGCCGAGGACGTCGCCAAGACCACCGACACCGACGACGCCGCGCCGGCCGACGGCGACGACGTCACCAAGACCACCGACACCGACACCGACTCGGACGACGTACTCAAGAGCAGCGACATCCGGGAGCTGGTCAAGAGCATGCTCGACGAACACAGCGCCGGCCAGACGGCAGAGCTCACCAAGACCGGTGAGGCCGTCGTGGAGCTGGCGGGCATCGTCGAGACCCTCAAGGGCCGCCTCGAAGCGCTGGAGGAGCAGCCCGCCGAGCCGAAGGTGTTCGCCAAGGGAGCCGTCCCGCCGCCCGGCATGCTGCGCGGCCAGGACCACGGCGCCCCGCCGGTCGACATGGCCAAGGCCCGCGAACTGAAGAAGGCGCTGTACTCCGGTACCGCCGCCGAGCAGAACGAGGCCGCGGTCGAGATGCAGAAGGGCGCCATCGCCGCGCTCCAGGCGATCCACCAGCGGCGCGCCCAGTAGCCGCCCTCCCTCTTCCCACAGACCCCCGAACCCCCGGACGCCGTGACGCGCCGGGGGTTTTCGCATGCCCAGGAGGCACCCCTTGAGCGCTCCGCTCGAAAACGTCACCGAGGAGACCCTGGCGTCCATCGCCAAGGCCCAGACCACGGGCATCCTCGAGAACACGGGCTTCTACAGCTACGACCTGTCGGGCCTGGTCTCCCTGATCCCGGTCGTCACCCCGTTCCGCGACATGGTCCCCCGCGTCAAGAGCCCGGACGGTAACCCGTACGCCGTGTGGCGCGCGATCATGGACACGACCGCGTCGCAGCCCGACCCGTCCATGGGCTGGGACTTCGCCGCCAACGAGGTCATCTTCCACGAGCAGGACTTCCAGGCACGGTACAAGCCGACCGGCCTGGCGGGCATGGCCACGCAGGACGCCTTCGACCTCGCCACCGGCTACGCCGACCCCTTCCAGGTCGCCACGTTCCAGACCCTCAACCAGGTCCTGATCGGCGACGACCGCAAGCTGCTCGGCGCCCAGTCCTTCGCGCTGCCCAGGCCGGCCGCGCCGACCCTGGCCCAGCAGCCGACCGGCGGCACCATCGGCGCCGCCACCGTCTACGTCGGCGTCGCCGCCCGTACCGGCTCGGGCTACTACTACGGCAGCGGCAACTCCCAGGGCAACAGCGCGAGCACCACGTTCGCGTCGGGCTCGACCAACTCCGTGGTCGCCACCGTGCCGGCCGTCCGCGGCGCCGTCTGCTACGACTGGTTCCAGTCCGCCGACGGCAACGCGTGGCACTACTACACCACCACCACGGTCAACACCGTCACGATGACGAAGGTCATCACCAGCGACCAGCCGCTGCCGTCCGGTACCGCCGTCCCGGACCTGACCAGCAACTGGAAGGGCGTGATCGGCGCCAAGCCGACCTACAACGAGGCGGCCGACAACGGCAGCGCGAACGCCAACGACTACGACGGCTTCCTCGCCACCCTGTCGGGTGACTACA